TCTTTGCCCTCTCGGAAGGCGCGGCAGTAGAGCTCGACGCCCCAACGCGCCGCCGCGATGCGCAGCTCCAGCTGGTCCATGTCCGCGCCCACGAGCACATGACCGGGCTGCGCGACCACCATCGCGCGCAGCGCCTTGGGGAAGTTCTGCGCGTTGAGCGGCTTTGAGCTCGACAAGCGACCCGTGACGGCGACGTGCGCGTTGTAGCCGGGGTACATCCGGCCCGTGCGCGGGTTGACGATGCCCATCTTGACTTCGCCGTAGCGCTTGCGGGTCTCCCGGTCGGCCCAGTCTTCGTCGTCATCCCAGCCCAGGTCGGCCCCCATGTTGCTCGGGCGCAGCTTGACGACGTAGGTGCCCAGCACCTTGAGCGCCTTGCGGTATCGGCGCAGCAGCTTGATGGTGTCGCGCTGCTCTGTGGGGACAGCCGCATCCGTCAGCAGCGAGCGCAGGATGAGGTCGCCTGTCGAGAGGTCGCCTGACTCCGTGTAGCGGTCATCTTCGTCGATGTGCTCCACGCTCAGCCCCCACTGCGTGAACAGCAGGTGGCGCATGTGGTAGATGCTGGCCGGGTTGAAGTCGGCGCGTCCGACCCGCACGCGGATCTCCGCGAGCAGCGCGTGGCGCAGCTTGAGCAGCTCTGTCTCCTTCTTGTGGCGCACCTCTTGGTCGACGAACATCCCGACCGTGTGCATCGCCACGCAGATCTCCTGCATGGCGATGTCAGACGCGTACACGTCCTGCTGGTTGCGCAACGTCACCGCCTCGATCAGCGGCTCGATCACGCGCGCCGTGACCGCGACGTCCCGCGCGCAGTACAGGTGCAGCGCTTCGTCGGACTCCCCGCCCAGCGCGAGCTTGTTGCCCTCGCGGTCCTGCTTCCACGCGGGCGCGACCGTGTACATGCTGGCCACGTACGCAAGGCTGTGGGGCAGCTCGCTCTCCACGCTTTTGTGGAGCAGCATCGTGTCGACGTTGGGCGCCACATCGCACCCGAGCTGCTGTCGGATGCAGATGCGGTCGTAGTAGCCGCTGTTGTGCCCGACCTTCGTGATGCCAGGGTTCACGAAGAAGGCGCGCAGCACGTCTAAAATGGCCGGAAACTCGTCAGGCTCGTAGAAGTCACACAGCAGCCCAGGCTGCTCTTTGGGGCGCGCGATGCCCCGGAACCCCACGACCATCACCTCGTGGGTGTCCCCAATGGCGATGCAGCGGAGGTTCGCGGTCAAGCACTCGATCCCGTCCGTCTCGACGTCGTACGCGTACAGCCGGTCTGGTTGGGAGAGGAACGCGCGGAGCGTGTCGACGTCGGGGTGGTACGTCACCTTCGGCTCATGCCACGAGACATCGCCCCGGAACCACTGCGCAGCTTTCTGCATGTCGCCGCGGTAGACGTGCGCCCACCGCTGCTGTTTCATCACGAACGACGGGTGCACCGTGGGCATGACGCGCCGTCGTTGGCCCCGCACGGACTCGTCGAGCTCGACCACCGCACCGCGGATCGACAGGATGCTGGACGCGCCGCCCAACATCGCGTTGGCGGCCATGCGCCCCATCGCGATGACGTCCGAGAAGCGCGCCAGCTCGTGCCGCAACCGGGGGGCGCAGCACTCGGCCGGCGTGAGCATCGGGGTCGTGCTGCCCTCATTCTCGCGCTTGAGCTTTTGGAGCAGGGCCTCCATGTCCCCGTCCGGCGGACGGCACAGCACCGTGTTGGTGATGTGCACGTTGCCGCGGTGCAGGCCTGCCGCGCGCAGCCCGCGCTCGAACTCCGATCCCACAGGTCCGATGAGCGGGCGTCCCTGCTTGACGTCCACATCGCTCGGGTAGTCGCCCACCACGGCGATGGACGCGTTGGGACGCAGCTCCGGGGGCACAGGTTGCTGGTTGTTGAGCGGACAGACGTCGCAGTTCGCCCCGCACGCCCGCGCGCTGTACCCCTGGAGCGTGGCCATCAGACCTCCTCGGTCTCTTCGTCTGCCGCGATGATCGGAGCGTCGGCGGAGCTATCGGGCGCCTCACTCGCCACAGGGCGCGCGCCGATGCCCGGCATGTCCAGGATGGCGCCGCGGAGGCCCAACATGCCCGGGTTGACCTGTGCCGGTGCGGCCTCCATGAGCGTCTGCAGCGTCCGCCCGAAGCGCACGAAGTCGCCCATCTCGAACGCGACCTGGTTGCCCACCAAGGGCACGCGCTGCGCAAGCAAGCTGCGCACCGTCGAGATCATGTTGAGCATCTCCGCCTGGGTCATGGGCGCGAAGTCTTCGAGCTTCTGCTCCGCGAACGGGTTCTTCGTCGCCACGGGGCGACCGTCGGGACCAACCAAAGCCATCATCCACCTCCACAAGAATGCAGTCGTGACAAAGCCCTGAGCGATAAACTGCCGTCTACCGCCCAGGGCTGTTGGGGTGCCTGTGCGACTACGCGCTGGCGTTGCCGCCGCCGAGCCGGCTGAGGATCGACGAGGTGGTCGCCGCCGAGCCGAGCGCCGCGCTGTTGCCCGGGGTCACGGTCGAGGGCGCGCCGCCGCCGAGGCGCGTCGCGGCCGGGGCAGCCGCCGGGGCCGCGGCCACGGTCGCCGGGCGCACCTCGGGCTGGTAGGACGCGCTGCTGCTCAGCCACAGCGCCGGGGGGAAGAAGCTGACGCGGTCGTACTGGCGCCCCTCGGCCTCGTTCTTGTTCTGGTAGAAGATGTGCGAGGTGCGGCCGACGATGGCGTCGGGGCCGAGCGTGACCTGGCCGTTGTCGAGCTGGGCCGCGGTGTAGCCGACGCTCTCCAGCAGCGCGCGCCAGTAGGCGCGGACGCCGTCGGAGTCGCTGCTCGGCAGGTTGAGGCCGGTCGTGCGGACGGCACCGGTGTTCGGGCCCTCACTCACCCGGACCTTGATGACGACGCGGTTGGCCTTGTCCGGCGCGATGTACATGTCGGACACGACGGCCTTGTAGTAGCCGTCGAGCAGCTCGGCGCCGCCGGTGGCCGCGGACACGCCGGCGACGTTGAGGTTGAGGCTGAAGTCACGGACGTTGTTGTCGGTGGGGATGCTCATGGTGCTGTTGCCCTCTTCCTGTGCGTTGCAGTTCACAACTTGCCGGGGGTGACGTGGATGAAGCTGCTCCGACGCGCCGCAAGAGCCTTGCGGATCGTGCAACGGTCGAGAGCATCTCGCAAGATCCAGCGGGCTGCCGGCTCAGCCACGCCTTCACTGACAAGGACGGTAAAGAGGTCATTGACTTCGGTCAGAGGCTCGATGGCCTGTTCCAGCTTGACCGCGAAGTCCTCGATGACGGGCTCGTACTGCGCGATGGCGGGGTGCCGCTCGATGTCGAGGCCTGCCGCGCGCAAGATCTCCGCGAGGTTCATCGGGGCGGGGTCGATGAGCGGCGCGATGTTGAAGCGGTCCTTCATGACGTAGCGCGAGTCGCTGCTGCAGCGGTACACGCCCGGCCACGGCACGCGCTGCTTGTCCTGGCTGGCGCGCAAGACCACATCGCACATGGCGGGGATGGACTCAGGCAGCTTGCCGCTCAACTGCGGCCCGCCGCGCACTTCGCCCGAAGTCGCCGTCGCGGCCTTGGGGCTCTGCTCCCAACAGTTGAGGATCACGTCGACGCCGCAGTAGCGCGCGGCGTCGCGAAACTCCAGCGCCTGGTCGCGGAGCTCGCCCCAGAGCTTGTAGCCCGTGAGCTTCTTCTCCAGCTGGCTGAACGTGCGCTCGACGAGGTGGCTGAAGTCGTCGATCACGATGGCGCTGTAGTTGTTCTTCTCCCGCTCGACGAGCTTCGTCGCCTCGTTGATGTTCTTGGCCGTCGCCGTCGCCGGCACGTAGCCGCACACACTCTCGATGCTCTGCAGCGCGCCCGGCGCTGCGACAAAGATGGCGTGCGGGAACGAGTAGCCTTGGTCCGTGGTCTTGCCGATGCCTGATGGGCCATACGTGCAGACAACCACGGCAGGCCGTTTCTTCTGACTCATCCTGCCCCCTGTGCGTTCACATCGCGGTCCGCTTGCCGCCGTGCCCCTCAGCACTTGTGACACCTGACACTTACTCGCCCATGCCTGGCCCGTCAAGGCGGGCCGCTCATCTTTTCTCTCAGTCCGCGACAGCCGAGCACGAACCCTGCACTTCTTGCACGCCGCACCACCCACGGCCCGGCTCGATGCGGATCGAGGGGCAGCTGTAGAAGGAGTGACGGGTGCGGGTCACATCGTGCACACACGTGAGCGTGAAGGCCTGCTTGGGATGAACCGGGCTCGTGCTCCGGCTGCGCCACACCTCTTGCACGAACAGGACCACGAGAAGGAGAAGGCTCGCGGCAAGCCCCGTCAACGGGAGCGCGAACAGCCCGAGGATCATCTTGTCGACGGGGTGCACGTGCGACCACCTCATGCGCGTCTCACCCTTGCCCTTGCGCGGTGAGCCAGCGGTTCGCCGCCTCGGAGATCACCAAGAAGTTGAGCTCGTGCACGGGCAAGCGCACGCGCTCTGACACGGGCGTGAGCACGCTCATGTCCTGCCCCACCACGGCGCGCAGCAGCTGCGCGAGCTGCCCGTCCGGGGTGCGCTGCAGCGCGACGACCGCAGGGGGGATCTGAAGGTTGCTCATCGTCACTCCGGCGCTCACAGCGCGAGCGCCCAGTTGCCTGCAACAGCCTGCCCAGCACCCCAACGGCACTGGGTCAGAAACGGACAGGCGCCGTAACGCCCGTAACACGTCATCTCGTTCATCGCCTTCGGCCACC